TGGCCTGCGCAAATTTTTGTGCGTGCAAATTGAACAAGGGGGGGTATCCCCCAAACCTGCGCAGCAAAGGCCGTGCATCAGATGAACTTCAAACCAAGCGGGTGATTTATGGGCGGACGCAAGCCACTGCCGACTCAAGTCAAGCAGATCAAAGGGACCTTGCAGCCATGCCGGACCAACTACCACGAGCCTGTCCCAGAGGGCTTGCTGGTTGAGCCTCCGGACTACATGCCAGAGGGCGCCAAAGCCGCCTGGCGCTACGCGCTTGAATGCGCCCCGCCCACGCTCATCCGAAAGCTGGACATGTCCGTGCTGGAGATCTGGGCCTGTGCGGCAGATCTCTACCGGCAGGCCCAGGCGGGCATCGGCAAGACGGGACTCCTGGTGAAGGCGCCCCACAGCGGCGTGCCCATGCAGTCGCCGTACTTGGCCATTGCCAACAAGCAGGCCCAAATCATGACCAAAGCTGCGATCGAGATGGGATTCACCCCGGCAGCTCGCTCGCGCATCTCCATTCCAAATGAACGCCCGGGCGAGGAGCTCGATCTCTGGGAGGACATCGTGGGTTGACCCAAAGGGATACAGGATGAGCACATACGCCGCAAGCGCCAAACAATATGCTGAGCGCGTTGTCTCTCACGAGATCCTGACCTGCGAGTGGGTCCAGAAAGCCTGCAAACGCCAGCTCGACGATCTGATCCGCTTCAAACGCAAGAGCAGCCTGTACCAGTTCAACCCGGAACTGCTGGACCGCTATGGCAGGCCCTACAGGCCAGCGGACAACCTGTGCGCCTTCATTGAGCGATTGCCTCACGTCAAAGGCCCACTTGCCAGCAAGATGATCGTTCTGGAGCCCTGGCAGGTGTTCATCCTGTCCACGGTCTTCGGGTGGGTCAAATCGGACGGCAAGCGCCGCTTCAGGCGCTCCTACATCGAGGTGCCTCGGGGTAATGCCAAGTCCACCCTGTCCTCGGCAGTTGGCCTGTACATGCTGGCAGCCGACCGCGAGGGCGGCGCTGAGGTGTATTCGCTGGCCACCACCCGCGATCAGGCCCGCATCGTCTTTGGCGATGCTCAGACCATGGCGCGCCTGAGCCCGGGTTTTCGGAACCGTTTTGCTGTGAACGTCGGAGCGCACAACATGCATGTGCTTCAGACCGGCTCCAAGTTCGAGGCGCTCTCGGCAGAAGGTTCGACGCTCGACGGCTTGAACATCCACTTCGGTTGCATCGACGAGTTGCACGCCCACAAAACGCGAACGGTCTATGACGTGGTGGAGACCGGTACCGGCAAGCGGGACAACTCACTGCTGTGGGTGATCACCACGGCTGGCAGCAACCGATCGGGCATCTGCTACGAGGTCCGAAGCTTTGTCACCAAGCTGCTCAACAGGGTGTTCGAAGACGACTCCCAGTTCGGGATCATCTATGGGCTCGATGAAGGTGATGACTGGGCCGCCAAGAACTCGCTCATCAAAGCCAACCCCAATTGGGGCATCTCGGTGCGAGAGGAGATCCTGGTGCCCCTGCAGGCCAAGGCCATGCAGTTGCCCAGCGCGGTCAACAACTTCAAGACCAAGCACCTCAACGAATGGGTGAGTGCAGACACGGCCTGGATGGACATGCGGTCCTGGGATGCCAGTGCCAACCCCGATCTCGAGCTCGATCAGTTCCTGGGCCAGCCCTGCTGGCTAGGTCTGGATCTGGCCAGCAAGACGGACATTGCCGCGCTCGTCATGGTGTTCGAGCACCCTGACACACCAGACGCATATGCGGTGTTTGGCAAGTACTACCTGCCCGAGGACACGGTCCAGGCGGCGGGCAACAGCCAATACGAGGGCTGGGCCCATACAGGACGCCTCTCGGTGACGCCGGGCAACGTGATCGATTTCAGCTGGATCGAAGCCGATTTGCTGGACATCTCGTCACGGTTTTCAGTGCAAGCCGTGGCTTTTGACCCGTTCCAGGCCACACAGCTGTCCACGCGCATGTTGTCCGAGGGCCTGCCCATGATTGAAGTGCGCCCCACGGTGCTGAACTTCAGCGAGCCGATGAAGACGCTCGAGGCCCTGGTCCTGCAAAAGAAGCTCGTTCATGACGGCGACCCGGTGCTCGCCTGGATGGCCAGCAACGTGGTCGCCCACACGGACGTTAAAGACAACATCTATCCAAGGAAGGAAAGACCAGAAAACAAGATAGACGGCATCGTTGCACTGATCATGGCCCTGTCTCGGGCGATCAAACCGGGTGAATCGGTGGTGCTGGGATCCGACTACGAGTTGATGGTGCTCTGACGTCATGGGTCTTTTCAATTTCTTTGACCGATTCAGAGCTTCCAGGATTGGCGTCCAAAGTGATCGATCGCCTTGGGGGGACTTCTATTTCGAACCTGTTTCGGCTCGAAGCATCTCGGGCATGCGTGTCTCGGCCGATTCGGCCATGCGCCTGGCTGCGGTCTACGCTTGCGTGCGCATCCTCTCGGAGACCATGGCGTCGCTCCCTCTCGTGGTCTACCGGCCCCGCAAGGACGGCGGCAAGGACCGGGTGACGGACCACTGGCTCTACCAGTTGCTGGGCAAACGGCCCAACCGTTGTCAGAACCCATTCGAGTGGCGCGAAATGCTGCAGGGGCATCTGGCTCTGAGGGGGAACGCCTTCTGCCAGATCCTGGCCAATAGCCGGGGGGAGATCACCGAGCTGATCCCGATTCACCCTGACCGGGTGAGGATGGAGCTGCTGTCCTCGGGCGACTACAGATACCGCATCCGGGATCAGGCTGGCTCAGAGATCGTCCTTCCTCGTGGGGAAGTCTGGCATCTGAGGGGGCTGTCCTCGGATGGGCTGATTGGCTTGAGCCCCATTGAGCTCTCGCGAGAAAGCCTGGGTATGGCGCTGGCTGCGCAGGACTACGGGGCTCGGTTCTTCTCCAACGATGCCAAACCCACAGGGGGCTGGATCGAGTTCCCGGGCACCTTCAAGGACCCGGAGGCCAAGCGGGTGTTTCGGGAGTCCTACCAGGCAGCGCAGTCGGGTTCGAACCGGGGCAAGGTCCTGGTGCTTGAGAACGGCATGAAGTTTCACGAGGTGGGCGTCACGAACAAGGATGCTCAGTTCCTGGAGCTGCGCAAGTTCCAAATAACAGACATCGCCCGATTGTTCAGAGTGCCGCCACACATGATTGCGGACCTGGACCGGGCGACGTTCTCCAACATCGAGCAGCAAAGCCTGGAATTCGTCATGCACACCATGACGCCTTGGGCGGAGCGCTGGGAGGCATCCATCGAAGCTGACCTGCTCCCAGATGGTGATGCGCTGGAGATCGAGTTTGACTTTGCCAACCTCATGCGAGGGGATGCGGCCAGCCGCTCTGCTTACTACCAAAGCGGCATCCAGAACGGCTGGCTTACCCGCAACGAGGCCCGCATCTCGGAAAACCTCAACCCGATCGCAGGGCTCGATCAACCATTGCGGCCACTGAACATGGTCGAAGAGGATGACGCAGAGGACGCTGAGGACGCGCAAATCGAATCTCAGGATTCCGACACCGATGCCAGTCCTGAGCCAGACCAGCAGTTGAGCTTACGTCTGCGAAATCTGGTCGAGTCCAACGCCCAGCGACTGGCCCGGCGTATCTGCAAAAAAGGCGTCCTGGGCTCCAACGAAATCAACCTGATCGCCCAGACCTTCAGCCTGCCTCTATCGGCCGTGCAGGACTGGGCGCAGGGCGCTCCATCACTCGAGGATGAACCGGCGCTGTCCCGGTCCCTCATTCAATTGGGAATACACAAATGAACAGACAACTTCTGCTCTCCGAATTTTTGACCACCCCCTGGGCCCTGATGCCCGAGCGGCTGCAGGCCATGGCCGGGGTCTTGACCCGCTGGTCGGCGGGCGAGCCTCCAACTGATGAGGCCATGTTCCAGATCCAGTCGGAGCGGGTGCTGCGCGATACCCGCAAACAGATGGCTGCGGCCAATGCGGGCTCTGGCATTGCCGTGCTGCCTCTGTACGGCGTGGTCACCCAGCGGGGCAACATGGTCGATGACATCTCCGGACCCGGCAGCACCAGCACCCAGCAATTCACCTCGGCCTTGCGCCAGGTCCTGGCCGACGACACGGTGGGCCAGATTCTGATCGACATCGACAGCCCCGGTGGCAGCGTGTATGGCGTTGCCGAACTCGCCTCGGAGATCGTCAAGGCCCGAGCCCAGAAGCCTGTGGTGGCCGTGGCCAACAGCCTGTCTGCCTCGGCGGCTTACTGGATTGGCTGCTCGGCCAGTGAGTTCTACGTGACCCCTGGCGGTGAGGTGGGCTCCATTGGCGTGTGGCAGGCGCACTTTGACTATTCGAAAGCGCTGGAAGAAGAGGGCGTCAAAACCACCCTGGTCTCGGCTGGCAAGTTCAAGGTCGAGGGCAACCCCTATGTGCCGCTCGACCCTGAGGCCCAGGCCTTCATGCAGTCTCGTGTGGACGACTACTACAACGCCTTCATCCAGGCTGTGGCTGTTGGCCGGGGCGTGTCGGTCGACGACGTCCGAAACGGCATGGGCGAAGGCCGGGTGCTCGGAGCTGATGCTGCCTTGGCGCAACGCATGGTCGATGGCATCGCGTCCTTTGACGACGTTCTGGCCCGCATGCAGGCCAAGGTCACAGGCAAGGCCGTTCGCAGTCAGCCTCAGAAAAGCCATTCCCGACTGAAACAGGCGCGAGACGCTCTCGCACTGGTTTGATGCTGGTCTGATTTCAACCCTTTTCCTTGCAGCCCTCCGTTGAGGGCTGCGCCCCCCTGCGACCCGTTGGTCGTGATCCCTGTCGCCGCCTTGAGTCTTTTCGACCAGGCGGCTTTTTCATTTCTGGAGATAAACCAATGAGCAAGCAATTGCGTGAGCTTCAAGCTCGCAAAGCCACCCTGGTCAAGGACGCGCGTGCCTTGACCGATATCGCTGCCGCTGAGCAGCGAGACATGAACGACGAAGAGGTCGCAGCCTTCGAAGCCCTCAAGGCCAGGATCGAAGCAACTTCAGCCGCCATTGACCGTGAAGCTGCCCTGATTGCCGAAGAGGCGCAGATGAACCACCCCTCTCAACTGGCCACGGCCTCCGTGATCACGGTGGTGGACAACGCCGCCGCTGACCCCAAGCACGGCTTCAAGAGTGTGGGCGACTTCCTCAAGACCGTGCGCCAGGCGCAAAACCCCGGTGCTTCCATTGATGAGCGCCTCCTGATCGGCTCGGGCCGAAACGCTGTGGCTCCTGCCACCTTCGGTAATGAAGGCTCGGCACAGGATGGCGGCTTTCTGGTGCCGCCTCAGTTCGCCCAGGAAATCTTCCAGTTGTCTTTGGGCGAGGACTCCCTGCTGCCGATGACCGACAACGTCGAAATCACAGGCAACACCATGGCCTTCCCCAAGGACGAGACCACGCCCTGGGGCACCAACGGCATCCGTGCCTACTGGCAAGGTGAGGCCGCTTCGGCCAACGGTACCAAGCCGGTGCTTGGCCTGTCGACCCTGCGCCTCAAAAAGCTCATGGCCTTGGTGCCAGTGACCGACGAGTTGCTGGACGACACCAATGCACTGTCGACCTACCTGCCCGACAAGATCGCCACTTCCATTCGCTGGAAGACCAACGAGTCGATCCTGTTCGGCTCGGGCACTGGCCTGCCGGTGGGCTGCATGAGCAACGCCACCACGGTGACCGTGGCCAAGGAATCGGGTCAGGCCACGCAGACGCTGCTGGCGCAGAACCTGGCCAAAATGATCTCGCGCCTGCCACCCGGCTCGTTTGGCAAGTCGGTCTGGATCGTCAACAACGACGTGCTCCCGGCGCTTTTCACGCTGACCCTGGGCAACTACCCGATCTACCTGCCCACCGGCATGAACCCGGGTGGCATTCAGGTCTCGCCCTACGGCACTCTGCTCGGCCGCCCGGTGATCGTCTCCCAGCACGCCAACACCTTCTCCTCTGCAGGCGATGTGCTCTTGGCGGACCTCTCGTACTACCAGACCATCACCAAGGCGGGTGGCATGCAGACGGCCACTTCCATGCATCTGTACTTCGATGCGGACCTCACGGCTTTTCGCACCACGTTCCGCATGGATGGCCAATCCAAGATCGCTGCGCCGATCACCCCCGCCAAGGGCAACACGACCATGTCGCCCTTTGTCCAACTGGGCGCTCGCTGATCAGGCGCCTGACCATCAAGGAGAAAACACATGTTTCCCAATGCAAAAGGCAGCGAGCTGTTCTCGGTTCTGGCCACCATCGACCCGGCCAGCCAGGCCGTCGGCACCACCTCTACCGGCTGGATCTCGGCCGGTAACCACCACAACCTGCTGGCGCTCATCCAAAGCGGCGCTCTGGGCACCAACGCCACGCTGGATGCCAAGCTCCAGCAGGCTCAGGACGCCTCGGGCACCGGTGCCAAGGACCTGACGGGCAAGGCCATCACGCAGCTCACCCAGGCTGCCAGTGGCTCGGCCAAGCAGGCGCTGATCAATCTGCGCCCGGATGACCTGGATGTGACCAACGGCTATGCCTTTGTGCGACTGTCGGTGACCGTGGGCGTGGCCGCCAGTCTGACGGCAGCCCAGGTGTTTGGCGTCAATCCCCGGTTTGCGCCGGGCGACGCCAATAACCAGGCCGCTGTGGTCCAGGTGGTCTAAGGCATCGGGGAGAGCAATGCATGCCTATGCAGTTGATCACCCCGCCTGCAGAAGAGCCGGTTTCGCTTGCCGAAGCCAAGCTCCACCTGCGGGTGGATTTCGATGACGACGACAGCCTGATCCAGGTCCTGATCTCGGCCGCTCGACAGGCGGCCGAGACGTTGACCAATCGGCAACTTGTCACGGCGCGCTGGCGGATGGTGCTCGACAGCTTTCCTGGACCGAGCCTCATGGGCGTGCCCGCAGGGCAGGTGTTCACGCTGCCCGGACATGCCGTTCTGCTGCCCAAGTCGCCTGTGGCGTCGGTGGTGGAAATTCGCTATCTGGACATAGCGGATGCCTGGCAGGTCATGCCTGCAGCGAACTACACCGTCGACAGCGCCTGCGAGCCTGCCCGCATCACCCCTGTGTTCGGACAGATCTGGCCGATTGCCTTGCCTCAGATCGGGGCTGTGAGCGTGATCTTTGATGCCGGATATGGCGACGCTTCGGCCGTGCCCGAGGGCATCAAGACCTGGATCAAGCTGCGCCTGGGCTCTCTGTACGTTCACCGCGAGGAGGTGGCATCGATGACGCGAGGGCGCATTGACCCCTTGCCCTTCATCGATGGCCTGCTCGATCCCTACAAGGTACCTTTGATATGAGGCCTCTATGAACCCGATCGGAGCCGGAACGCTGGGCCGTCGCATCAAAATCCAGCGCCCCAGTACCGTCAAAGACAGCTTGGGTGCCCCCAGCCGAACATGGATTGATGTGGCCACAGTGTGGGCCGATATCCAGCCCCTGTCCGGCCGTGAAGCCGTGATTGCCAGTCGCATCTCGGCCGAACTCACGCACCAGATCACGGTGCGCTACCAGAGC